TGCAGCGAAGGGCGTGTGCGGGATTGCCCGATGGGCGTGGCTTGGGTTCTGTTGGGTCTAGCCCGCGATGGTGTGTATGTCTACCGGCTCGTTGGTGTTGCTGTGCGTGAGCCGGGCTTTTATGGTCGAACTGCGGCAGTGATAGTTTTTGGGTGGGCGGCGCAATATCGCCAGCCACGACCCCGCACCATCAACAGGCAGTCCGTAATGTTAAAGAGCGTGTCCCACTGTTACTTGGAAGTAACAACGAAACGGCTGGGCGCTTCTCCCAGCCAGAACATAGTATATCACAACCCATATAAGATGTCAAGTATCTCAGTTGTTTGGGTTTATGGGTTGTTAGTTGTTACCCGGAAGTAACAACGGCAGGGGTGAGGTTTGGGTTGCGTTTGTGTTCGGGTTAGATTTGTTTTTACCCGATGTTAGTGTGTGCTCATTTATGTTCCACCGTAAAATCAATGGGTTAGCTTGGGGGCGGTTTTGGGGGATTTTGGCGGGGTCAGGTAAGTGCTTGATTGTGCATGGAACATTGAATATATGAGAGTCCGCATGGTGTCCGTGTTCCAAATGTTCCAGCGTGTTCCAAGGCGTTGGAACACGTTATGTTAAATGAATTTGGTTGGTAAGCACTTACCCCTTGAGCTGCAAGTGTTTGTTTTTATTATATTATTATTATTAGATTAGAAATATTTAATAGTAGAGAAGAGAAGGGTATTAGAATGTTCCAACGAATCGAAAAATGAATGCCGCGCCAAAATTTTTTCTGAATGCTGCGGGGATTGCAGCTGCGGTTTGGGGTTCGACGACCACTTTTTTATTTTTGCCAAACTGAAAAACCGTTGGAACATTTGGAACATTTGGAACATTCCAATAAATCAAGGACTTACGAGGATTTTTCTTGGAACATCGTTGGAACACTTGGAACATTCCAATAAATCAAGGACTTACGCTATTTCAGGTTGACGTGCGCGTCAACTTCGTGCTGCCTCGATTGGCTAAATGAGAATGATTATACTCCACCTATGCTGTCCGACATCCCTGCTTTCGTCCGCGCCCAAACCTTAACCTACAAAATAACTAATGAGCACGTTCAATTACATTCACTTTTAGTCAAGTATTCCATGTCGCCCGCCCACTGTTACTTGGAAGTAACAACGCCCCCCGACCCGACTTTGATAGTTCCCGCCCTGCGTTGTTACCTACAGGTAACAACGCCTCACTTCATGCCCCTGCTGCCTGTGCTGCCCCCGCCGCCAATCCAAGCCCGCGCCGCACCCGCCGACCCGCCTACCGCATAGGAACTATCACGCGGGCCAAAAAAAAGGGCGGAACCCCGAAGGGCCCGCCCCGTGAATCACTCGTCGCTTACGTCAATCAGGTATGCGGCGATACGCAGCATTGCTTCGTTTTCGGGATACTCTGCTTTGAGATATTCCGCAAGTTTAACTACTTTGTTTTTCACGACGTCCGGCTGTGCCGACGGTTTCAACTCCATGCTAAAGCCACTAATCGGGCCCGCCGTGGTCTTGCTTCGTTTTGCTTTCGGTGTTTTCTTGCCCTTCACGCCGGATTCACCGCGCAATTCGCTGATGATATTGCTCACAGTCTGCTTTGCGAAACCCGCAGCGAGCAGGGCTTTTGTTACAGCGCCCGCAAAGTTTGTTGCAGTAGCGCGGCCTTCCAATTTGAAGCCGGAATCAGCGGCCTGCTTTACTACTAACCGCATTTCATCCCTTGCTGCATTGCGTAGGGCAAGGGCATTGCTCAGTTCCCCGTCCGCCTCCCGCATGTTGACGCAGGCATCGGCCACGGCTTGCGCTGCCGTTTGCATGTTGTGGAAGTGAACGATAACGGCTTTTTTGCTTTTGCTCATGGTGTAGCTCCTTGGTATGGTTGAACTGCTAACGGCACAACGTTGCGCCGTGACTGTATTATATCAAATACGCGTTGTTACCTTTCGGGAACAGCGCCGACCCCACCGGCCCCCGACCCCCCAGATTGGCTTTGGAGTCCCGGCCCGCCGCCTGTGAACTGTGATCCGCACAAATAATTCCATCATTTTCAAACTCAATAACTTACAAAATATCTCACACAGCCACCCCCACCCCATCAATATAGAAACACCCCCCGTTAGGGACTCCTAACCATCCCTTGACACGCCAATACATTTCACTATATAAAACACCCTAACCACTGGTGCCAAACCACCTGCATGATTGAGTTACACCCACAATTTGAATCCGGCGTACCTTCCGACCATGTCGCGAAGGTGCAAGACCTATCGTTGCTCGAACGGGCTAAACTCGCCGTTCATACGTTCCATACCCTGAACGAAGCTGCAGACCCATACCCCAACAGCACGACCGATGTAGACGACCTATTTGACGGTGCTGACCCCCTTGCAGAAATTGAGCATAAGGCGGTAAATCAAGCGGTGCTAGACTTGGCGGACCCGAAGGCTACCCAAGAAACCCTAAATAAGACGCTGGCGCAGGTCTATAAGTACTCCCGCCCTGCCGTAAAACGCTTGGATCGGGTGCTGTCTGAGCTGGATGAAGAGATTGTCAATGTGGCGATCCGGCTGCGGGCTTACACCACCAACAAACTGATTGAAGAATCCGAGAACCCCGACCCAAAGGTGCGGATCAAGGCGCTGGAGCTGCTGGGCAAGGTCAAAGACGTGGGGCTTTTCTCAGAGCGTGTTGAAATTACACACAAAACCAAGTCCGACGAGGAGCTTGAGGCGGAGATTCGCCAGCGGCTTGAGGTGTATATGGGCAACGCCGACGTTGTAGACGCAGAGGAAGCACCGCAACCCGAAGAAGAGACCCCGATCGACGCTATAAAAGCGGTCGTGGATGTAAAAATAGTCGCAGAACCCTCCGGCGCACAGTAAACAGCCGTGCCGATACCCTCTTTCGACGAGATTAAGCGCAATCCGGCCCTCTTGTCGGCGCTACCCCGGGCGGAAAAAGAGCGGGTTTTGAAACTCTTGGATGAGTGGATGCTCCGGCAGGCTAAGAAACAGTCCAAGCAGCACCTTTTAGCCTTTATTTTGCACATTGACCCCGAGTACAAAGTCGGCCAGCACCATAGACGCCTTGCTGCCCTGTTAGAAGCTATAGCCCGGGGCGAAAAAGACCGGATTTGCGTCAATATGGCACCCCGGATGGGTAAATCTCATCTTGTGTCGTACTACTACCCCGCGTGGTTTATCGCCAACTACCCCGACAAGAAGATCATGATGGTCAGCCACACGGCTGATTTGGCGGTTGATTTTGGTCGAAAGGTGCGGAACTTGGTTGGGTCGGAAAAATATCAAGAGCTGTTCCCGGACATAGCCTTATCCGCAGATTCCAAGAGTGCTGGACGGTGGAACACCAACCACGGAGGTGAGTATTTTGCCGTGGGTGTGGGTGGTGCTATCGCTGGACGTGGTGCCGACCTGCTGCTGATTGACGACCCCCATAATGAGCAGGACATTATTAACGGTAACTTGGACATCTTCGATAAAGCCTACGAGTGGTACACCACTGGTGCGCGTACGCGCTTGATGCCGGGAGGCCGTGTGGCTGTGGTGCAGACTCGTTGGGCGACGAACGACCTGACCGGGCGGTTGTGCAGAGACATGACCATGAACGAGGGGGCAGACCAGTATGAGGTTGTCGAGTTCCCGGCGATCTTGGAGAAGGAAGAACCGGACGAGGAAGGCAATACCACCCTAGTCTATAAGTCATTGTGGCCGGAGCAGTGGCCGCTGGACGCGCTCTTAAGAACCAAAGCCTCGATGCCTGCGTTCCAGTGGAACGCCCAGTATATGCAGAACCCCACCTCTGAGGAGGGGGCCATCGTCAAGCGCGAGTGGTGGCGGGTATGGGAGGACGAGCGGCCTCCGCTGTGCGACTTCATTGTGCAGACGTGGGACACGGCGTTTGAGAAAAGTTCCCGGGCCGACTATTCTGCCTGCACGACGTGGGGGGTGTGGTACCCCGAGTCCGCCCCTGATGACAGCACGACCGGACGGGCCAACGTGGTGCTGCTGGACGCCTTCAAGGACCGGATGGAGTTCCCGGAGCTGAAGAAGGTGGCGTTCGAGAAGTTCAAGGAGTGGGAGTCGCTAGGGGTGCCGATGACCCTGATCGTGGAGAAAAAAGCCTCCGGGGCCCCCCTAATCTACGAGTTGAGACAAATGGGGTTGGTGGTGGGAGAATATACCCCGAGCAAGGGGCAGGACAAGATTGCCCGGTTGAACAGCGTATCGGACATGTTCGCCACAGGCATGGTGTGGGCACCGCAGGCCCGATGGGCTGAAGAAGTGGTCAACGAGGTTGCAGAATTTCCGGCAGGTCAGCATGACGACTATGTGGACGCTGTAACACTTGCGTTGATGAGAATACGGCAGGGTGGGTTCATCAGGTTGCCACACGATGAGCAAGACCCGGTGCGGCAGTTTAAGCGGCGCAAAGTGGCCGGATACTATTAGGAGATAAAGAATGGCAATCGATAAAGCGCTGTACGAGGCCCCGCAGGGGTTGGACGCATTGGTGGTTCCCAACGCTGAAGTAGACGTTGAGATCGAGATTGAGCTGCCGGGTGAAGAAGAGGAGCAGCCGACCATAGCCGACGAGGATGAGTTTGGTGAGAACCTCGCAGAGAAGATTGATGGCAACGTGCTGCAGTCGATGGCCAGTGATCTGTTGGGGCACTACGACGCTGACATTCGCAGTCGCAAGGACTGGATGGAGACCTATGTCAAAGGTCTGAAACTGCTGGGACTAAAGTACGAAGAGCGCAGCGAGCCGTGGTCTGGTGCATGTGGTGTGTTCCACCCCATGATCATGGAGAGCGCGGTCAAGTTTCAGTCAGAGACCATCATGGAGACGTTCCCCGCAGCAGGCCCGGTCAAGACTCAGATTATTGGCAAAGACACCAAAGAGAAGGAAGAAGCAGCCGTCCGGGTTAAAGAGGACATGAACTACCAGCTGACGGAGATGATGCCCGAGTATCGCCCGGAGCATGAACGGATGCTGTTCTCCCTGTGTCTGGCAGGCAATGCGTTCAAGAAGGTGTACTTCGACCCGTCCCTAAATCGCCAAGTTTCCATGTTCGTCCCCGCCGAAGACATCGTAGTGCCGTACGGCGCGTCGGACCTCCACAGCACCCCGCGTGTAACCCACCGGATGCGTAAGACCAAGAATGAGCTTCGCAAGCTGCAGGTAGCGGGCTTCTACCGAGACATTGATCTGGGCGACCCGGTTAAAGTGCTGGACGACGTGGAGAAGCAGAAGGCCGAGGAGCAGGGTTTCAGTGCTGAAGTGGACGATCGGTTCCAAGTTCTTGAGATGTGTGTAGACATCGATATGGAGCTGTACGACTTCACCGACAAATACGCTAAGAAAATGGACGGCGTAGCAGTTCCTTATATCGTGACGATCGAGAAGGGGACAACCAAGGTACTGGCTATCCGTCGCAACTGGTTGGAAGACGACGAGATCAAACAGAAGCGTCAGCACTTCGTCCACTACGGTTACATCCCGGGCTTTGGCTTCTACTGCTTCGGGTTGATTCACCTGATCGGTGGGCACGCTAACGCGGCTACTTCGCTGATGCGTCAACTGGTTGATGCTGGTACGTTAGCCAATCTCCCGGGGGGCTTCAAGTCTCGTGGCCTGCGTGTAAAGGGCGACGATACACCGATCGCTCCGGGCGAGTTCCGTGACGTTGATGTGCCTAGCGGCACCATGCGGGACAACATCCTGCCGCTCCCCTACAAAGAGCCGAGTCAGACCCTTGTGCTGTTGATGGATAAGATCGTGATGGACGCCCAGCGGTTTGCGGCTACGGCTGATATGAAGGTGTCGGATATGTCCGCCCAAGCCCCCGTCGGGACCACACTGGCGATATTGGAGCGGATGCTGAAGATCATGAGTGCAGTTCAGGCTCGCATCCACTACGCGATGAAGCAGGAGTTCAAGCTCCTCAAGAACATCATCCGGGACAATACGCCAGAGGAGTACAGCTACGAGCCGGAGATCGGTGACCGCAAGGCCAAGCGCTCCGACTATGACATGGTGGAGGTCATCCCGGTCTCCGACCCGAACGCGGCGACGATGAGCCAGAAGGTCGTGCAGTATCAAGCCGTGATGCAGCTCGCTCAGGGTGCTCCGCAGATTTACGACTTGAAATTCCTGCACCGTCAGATGCTTGAAGTCTTAGGCATCAAGAACGCTGCCAAGCTGGTGCCGACCGACGACGACCAGAAGCCGACCGATCCGGTGACAGAGAACATGAACATCCTGATGGCCAAGCCGGTGAAAGCGTTCATGTATCAGGATCACGAAGCACACATTGCTGTGCATATGGCGGCCATTCGCGACCCGAAGATCGCCGCTGTTATGGGGCAGAACCCGATGGCGCAGACCATTCTCGCAGCCGCCGCATCGCACATCACCGAGCACGTCGCCTTCCAGTATCGTCGGGAGATCGAGAAACAACTTGGTAGTGCCCTGCCAAATCCCGAGGAGCAGTTGCCCGAAGATATCGAAGTCGCTCTGTCACAGCTCACCGCACAGGCCGCCAGCAGGCTCCTGCAGAAAGACCAAGCTGAAGCTGCTGCTCAACAGGCCGCGCAACAGGCTCAAGACCCGATTATCCAGATGCAGCAGAAAGAGCTGGAGCTTAAAGGTCAGGAACTGCAACTTAAACAGCAGAAACAGCAGCAGGACGCGGCTTTCCGGGAGAAGCAGCTTGCGGTTACATCCGCTGCCAAGGCTGATGAGTTGGCGATCAAAGAGAAAGATCAGGTTATCCGAGCAGCTTCTGAGTCCGATCGGGGTGATAGGGAAGAGGCTCGGGACAGAGAGAAGATAAATCTTGAAATCAGCAAACTCTTACGTGAGTCTACTAGGAGCAAATAATGGATGGCATTGAACTGCTTCTCAAACGTAATAAAGAGGAGCGCGACGCACTAATCAGTATCCTTATCAGAGGAAGTGCTAAGGATTACGCGGAATACAAAAGCATCTGTGGGGTAATTCGGGGTCTCGACCTTGCAGATGAACATATTACTGACCTCGCAAAAAGGATGAACACCAATGATGACGACGACTGAGCAGGTGCCTCAAACCGCACTTGAACAGAAGTGGGTAGCAGATAGCGCGGACGCAGAACGGAAAGCAAAACAGTTGCCTGACCCGCAGGGATATCGAATCCTATGCGCGATACCTGATATTGAGAACAAGTATGACAGCGGCATCATCAAGGCAGATATTACCCGTCAGCACGAGGAGATTCTGACTACGGTGTTGTTCGTCATCAAGCTCGGTCCGGACGCGTACAAAGATGCGACAAAATTCCCCACGGGACCGTGGTGTAAAGAGGGTGATTTTGTGATTGTCCGCTCCAACAGCGGCACCCGTCTGGACATCCACGGCAAAGAGTTCCGCATCATCAACGACGATACGGTCGAAGCGGTGGTCGAAGACCCTCGCGGCATCCGTCGCAAATAAGGAGCAACACATGAACCAACCAGCATACAAGTTCCCTGACGAAGTTGACAGCAAAAAGGAAGAAGGCAAGGAGCCCGCTATTGAAGTAGAGGTAATTGACGACACCCCGCCCGAGGACCGTGGCCGGGAGCCCCTGCCCGAAAACGTAAAAAAAGAGTTGGAAGAGGATGACCTAGAGGAGTATTCCGATAAGGTCAAGAAACGTCTTTCCCAGATGAAAAAGGTCTGGCACGACGAGCGCCGGGAGAAGGAAGCCGCCCTGCGTGAGCGTGAAGAAGCCCTGCGTTTTGCACAGATAAAAGACAGTGAAATCAAGACGTTGCGTGAAGAACTTGGCACCGGGCGTAAGCTCTACGCTGATGATATGTCTAAAGCAGTGCAACAAGAGATTGCCACTGCTAAGGACAAGGTCAAACAGGCATACGAAACGGGTGATCCGTCGCAGATTGCGGACGCTCAGGAAACCCTGACCGATGCCAAAATAAAGCTTAGGGAACTTGAATACAGGAGACCTGCTTTACAATCTCCTGAAAAAGATGTAGAAACACAACAACAGTATCAAGAAACACGACCGGTTGCTGACCCGAAAGCGGAAGCTTGGAGGTCAAAAAATACATGGTTCGGTGTTGATGAGGAGATGACTAGCCTCGCCCTTGGTCTGCATCAGAGACTAGTCCGGCAGGGTCTTGACCCGCGTAGTGATGATTACTACAGCCGTGTAAATGAAACCATGAGGAAACGGTTTCCGGAGTACTTCGACGAAGAGCCGAAGGATACCGAGGACCCCGAGACTCGAACGGCGGCGAAAGAGAAATCTGAGCCCCGCAAAGCGGCCACAGTAGTGGCTCCGGCAACGCGAAGCACCGCGCCCAAAAAAGTGCGATTGACGCAAACGCAGCTGGCTTTGGCCAAGAGACTTGGTCTGACCCCCGAAGCGTACGCTCAAGAAGTAATTAAACTGGAGAACTAAAATGGCTGAAAACCGACTCGCTCGTGAGTTACAAACACGCGAAACTACGCAGCGCAAGGCTTCATGGCAACAACCAAACCTGCTTCCCACTCCTGCCCCGCAGGACGGATATGGGTTTCGTTGGATTCGGACTAGCTTGATGGGTAAAGCAGACCCCACCAATATTTCCGCAAAATTTCGTGAACACTGGGTGCCGGTGAAAGCCGAAGACCACCCGGAGATGATGATTTACGCTGATCCTCAAAGTCGTTTCAAAGACAACATTGAGGTGGGCGGGTTGCTGTTGTGTAAGGCACCGAATGAGATGATTGAACAGCGTAATGAGTACTACGCGAATCAAGCTGAGTCTCAAATCGAGGCTGTTGACAATAGCTTCATGAAGATGAATGACGAACGGATGCCGCTGTTCAATGAGCGGCGGTCTGAAGTTCGTTTCGGCAAAGGCTCTAAATAAACCCTTTTAGGAGTATAAACAATGGCATATCCGACTATCGACAAGCCTTATGGCTTGAAGCCGGTCAACCTGATCGGTGGTCAGGTTTATGCTGGGTCTACTCGTCTGATTGCGATCGCAAGCGGTGAAGGCACCTCGATTTTCTTCGGGGATGCTGTGAAACTGTCTGGTGGTTACATCACTCGTGACCCGGCTGACTCGGCAATGACGCCCGTTGGTGTTTTCATGGGCTGCACGTTTACCGACCCCAACAGCAACCAGAAAGTGTTCAAGCAGTATTATCCTGCTGGCACCGTGGCTGCTGACATCAAAGCCTACGTGGTCGATGACCCCGATGCGCTGTTCAAAGTGGCCGTGGTTTCTGGCACCACCGTCATCAGTGGCGTGACTCAGACTGCTGTTGGTCTGAACGCGGCTCTGGTTGACAACACCGGCTCGACTATTACTGGCGACTCGCTTGTCGCTATTTCTGCGACTACCGCGACCAACGGCGCACTGCCTGTTCGCATTGTCGATATTGTGCCGGATACGGCTAACGCTGCTGGTTCGTATACTGAAGTGATTGTGAAGTGGAACTTCGGTATGCATCAGTATCAAAACGCCGTTGGCGCATAAGGAGACTGAAACATGGCTATCTCACGCGCACAACTACTGAAAGAGCTGCTTCCGGGTCTGAACGCATTGTTCGGCATGGAGTACAGCCGTTACGGCGAAGAGCACAAGGAGATTTTCGAGACCGAAACCTCCGAGCGTTCCTTCGAGGAAGAAACCAAACTGTCGGGCTTCAGCGCCGCTCCCGTGAAAAACGAGGGCAACGCGATTGCGTATGATAATGCGCAGGAAGCATGGACGGCCCGCTACAACCACGAAACCATTGCTCTGGGTTTCTCGATCACCGAAGAAGCGGTCGAGGACAACCTGTACGACTCCCTGTCGTCCCGGTACACCAAAGCGCTGGCTCGTGCCATGTCCTACACCAAGCAGGTTAAGGCCGCGTCGGTGCTTAACAACGGCTTCTCGTCCAGCTACAAGGGCGGTGACGGCGTTGAGCTCTTCTCGACTGCACACCCGCTGGTTTCTGGTGGCACCAACAGCAACGAACCGGCCACCGCTGCCGACCTGAATGAGACCTCGCTTGAGGCCGCTGTTATTCAGATCGCTGGCTGGACGGACGAGCGTGGTCTGCTGATTGCCGCCAAGCCCCGCAAACTGGTCGTACCGCCGAACTTGATGTTCGTTGCTACCCGCCTGCTCGAAACTGAGCTCCGCGTCGGCACGAACAACAACGACGTGAACGCGGTCAAGACCATGGGTTCGATTCCGGAAGGTTTCCGCGTCAACCACTTCCTGACCGATACCAATGCTTGGTTCCTTTGCACTGACGTGCCGAACGGCCTGAAGCACTTCGTTCGTACTCCCCTCCAGAATTCCATGGATGGAGACTTCGACACAGGTAACGTGAGATACAAGGCTCGTGAGCGTTACAGCTTCGGCTGGAGTGACCCGCTGGGCATGTACGGCAGCCCGGGCGCTTGATCTAATAAATCAAGCACTTAGCTGTAGGATTAGGCCCACTTCGGTGGGCCTTTTCTTTTGTGTTGACATCCAAGACTCGAAATAGTATATTGCCCGTATCGTAACTAACGAGGGCAACATGGAATACCCAAAAACCCGCAAGGAAGCGAAAACGCAAGGTGCAAAGTTTTATTTTACCGGCGAGCCCTGCAGTCATGGGCACATTGCACTACGCCTAGTCAAAGGCACTTGCATAGAGTGCAGAAAAGCAGAGTGGGCCCGATCTAACGAATCCCGCAAGGATTACTTTAAGACCTCTGAAGTTGTCAAAGAGGCCAAGCGCCGCTACTACGAACGTAATCGTGAGTTGGTCATAGCCCGCGCTGCGGCGCGCCCTCCAGAAGAGAAACGCCGTAGTCAACAAAAGTGGAAAGACGCCAATGTGTTATATGTCCGGGCGGATACCAAGAATCGTCGCCGTAAGCACCGCCAAGCTACCCCCAAATGGCTTACTCGAAAACAAAAGACGGAGATGCGAGAGCTTTATAAGATCGCCATCACCATGACCAAAACCACCGGGGAACCGTATGTTGTAGACCACATCGTGCCCCTTCGCTCGGATACAGTCTGCGGCCTCCACGTGCCATGGAATCTGCGAGTGATCACGCGGGAAGAAAACCTCAAAAAATCCAACCACTTCATTGACACCCCCAAACACACCTGATATAAAGCCTCAAGACCCCAGATTTTCACTCGTATCGACTGGCTGGGCAGACTTGTTAGAGACGGTACGAGGATGTGCTAACACACGAAAGGTAAACCATGGCTCTTTCAACTTTTGAAGGCCCGGTAAAGTCGCTTGGCGGCTTCTACTCCCAAGGCCCGAACACCGTTATCAACCTGCCGAACGGCACCAACACCGTCACGCTGGATGTCCCGACCTACGCTGGCAAAGTCATCCGCACCAACGACGCCACTCTGGTCATCACCCTGCCGACGATCGTTACCACTGCGAGCGCCACATCTGCGGGCCCCGGCACTGACCCGAACACCCTGAACAACGTAGGCACGAGCTACACGTTCTTCATTGAAACTGCTGCCACGGCTGTTTCGATCACCACCAACGGCACCGATAAGTTTGTGGGTTCGATTCTGGTTGTTGCCACGGATGCTGCAGGCGCTACGACTGGCTACGCGCCCGCCGCTGCTAATGACTTCATCAAATTGGACGGCACGACCACCGGCGGTATCGCTGGTTCTTGGGTCACTTGCACAGTTCTGGCCGCCGCCAAGTACTACGTTACCGGCGTTCTCCTCGGCTCCGGCACCATCGCAACCCCGTTTGCTGACTCCTAATCTTACTTAGGAGGGCCATAACATGGCGATGCAAACTGACGTTAAGTCGAAGTACCTTGCGATAGACGGCGTGATCTTTGCGGGTCGCGCCCGTCTTAAAGGGCTTACGGTTTCGGTTTCCTCGGCTGGAGCAGCGTTGATTGTTTATGACAATGCTTCAGCTGCCTCGGGAACCAAGGTCGTCGAGATAAGCACGGCTGCTACGGGTACGTTCAATGTCCTGATTCCGGGGCAAGGTATCCTCGCGGATAATGGGTTATATCTCGATATCAACGGCGCGGCTGGTGTAACTGCCTACTACGGGTGATGCGTGCAAAATCAACAGCAGTTCGACGTAAGCGGACGAAAATTATTCTTCGCAATACCGGCTTACGACTTTAAGGTCGGTGTAAAACTGATGGGGTCTATGGTCGAGTTCGCTCGGCTGGCCCCGCAGTATGGCATTCAGTTTGCGATGGGCACGATCAGCGGGTGCTCGGTTGTTTCCAGAGCCAGAAACCTGCTTGTTGATGATTTCCTGCAGTCCGGATGCGACACCCTGATGTTCATTGACGCGGACATGACGTTCGACCCAAACGACATCATTCGACTGCTGGCGTTCTCCGGTAATCCCGTAAAGAACATTGTTGGCGGCACCGGTGTCGCTCGCAAGAAAGAAAAGACCTTCCATCTGAATCTCGATAAAGACGAAGATGGTAACCTGATGATGGATGCCATGGGTCTGGCTCGGGCAAAGCAGATGGGCACCGGATTCATGATGGTGCAGCGCCAAGTATTCGAGGTTCTGATCGACCGCCACCCCGAGTGGCGTTTCCATGATGTGGCATCAGGCCGCACGATCTACTCCTTGTTCGACTTCAAATCAACCCCCGAAGGTTATATCGGAGAGGATTACAACTTCTGCGATCGCGCTCGTGCGGAAGGCTTTCAGGTCTGGGTTGACCCCACGATCAAGCTGGGCCATATGGGCGTCATCGAGTACGAAGGTGCGTTTGGTGAAGACTATCTCTACCCGATGATTCAAGCTGCCCAGCAGCGGGAAGAGGACGAAGCAGAACCGTTGAGGGTGGCATATGGCTAAGAAACCAAAGACTCCAGCATGGACACGCGCCGAAGGAAAAGCAAAGACCGGGGGGCTGAACGCGAAGGGGAGGGCTTCTTACAACGCGGCCAATCCCGGAAAGCCCGGCTTGAAGAGGCCGCAGCCCGAGGGTGGCGCAAGGAGAGACAGCTTCTGCGCCAGAATGTCTGGTATGAAGAAGAAGCTGACGTCCAAGAAGACGGCGAATGATCCGAACAGCAGAATCAACAAATCCCTCAGAGCATGGAAGTGCTGACATGACGCAACACACAGAACACATTAAAACCGCTATTGATGTCGCTTCAATATTCACTGCGTTTGGGGCGCTCTTTCAAGTATTGCCCGCTATCGCCGCGCTGTTCAGTATTGTCTGGACGGGTATGCGGATAGCCGAGATGATCTCCGGCAAGCCGTTTAATGAGTTGATTAAAAGGACAAATAATGGCTGAATACACCGAACAAGAAGCCCGACGCAGGATGCTTGAAGCCGCTATGGCCAGCGGGAAAGCCACCCCAGAAGAGAAAGCTGAACTGAAGGCTCAATATATGCGGCAAGACAAGCTCAATCAACAGGGCTACAAAGCAGCGACTGAAAGAAAAGCCAAAGGTGGTTCCGTAAAATCCTCCGCTTCCCGCCGTGCTGATGGCATTGCGACCAAGGGTAAGACGAAAGGAAGGATGGTGTAACTATGGGTCCTATTATTGGAAGAGCAGTAGCTGCGGGTGCAGCTGCACTGGCGAAGAAAGCGGCGAAGAATGCACCAAAAAAGACAGCTAAAGAGCTGGAGGAAGAGGGCGCAAAAACCGTAAAAAAGCTGTCCGACCAAGCAGAGGTATCGAAAGCCACTGGTACTGGGGCCCGAGGAGACACGCTGGCTCCTAGATATGAAAGCACTCCAAAAACTGGGCGAGGATATCGTGACTTTGAAACTACGTCGCCCCGGTTGTCTGATGAGTGGGGGCCTAACTACAAAAAAGGGGGTAAGGTAAAATCCTCCGCTTCCAAGCGTGCAGACGGCATTGCGACTAAAGGCAAAACCAAAGGACGGATCATCTGATGGACGACAAAACCAAAAAGATTCTCGGTACCTTAAGCCCTGCTTATGGTTTGATGTCCGGGCAGGGCGCGTTTGGTAAACTCGCACCCGCTGCTGGGTTGTTGCCTATGGCACTTGCCCAAGACCGGAAAGATCGTAAAGAAGAGGAAGCTGCTAATGCTGCTTCCCCCGTCATCAAAGCCCCGACTGCGGGTATGAAAAAGGGCGGCTCCGTAAAATCCTCCGCCTCTCGCCGTGCTGATGGTATCGCGACTAAAGGCAAGACGAAGGGTCGGATGATCTGATGCCTTCCAAATCTCCAGCGCAGCGCCGCTTTATGACGGCTGTGGCTAACAACCCGGCATTTGCGAAGAAGGTCGGGGTTCCCGCGTCGGTAGGGAAGGAGTTTTCACGCGCCGACAAGGCTAAGGGTTATAGTACGCGAGCGGGTGTCAACAACCCCAACACCGCGCATGGGAAACTTGACATGCCGTTTCATTCCGTGAAGTCCAACGCAAAGGGTGGTGAAATGAAAGAATCGAAAAAAATGGTTGGTAAGGAAATTGCGTTCATGAAGAAAAAGGGCGCTCCGAAGTCCATGATCAAACACGAGATGGACGAAGCCAAATATGCCAAGGGCGGTGGCGTGTTTCGCAAAGCCGCTGACGGTGTTGCTCAGCGTGGCAAGACCAAAGGCAAGATGCTGCGCAAGGGTGGGAAGGTCTGCTGATGATGGCCTCTCGCGGGATGGGTGCTATCGCCCCCTCCAAACACCCTAAGAAGACCGTCAAGAAACGTGACGGTAACGAGCCGGTCAAGCTGTTCAAAGCCGGTGGGGAATCTCGCGTGAACCAAGCTGGCAACTACACCAAACCCGGGATGCGGGAGTCGCTGTTCAAGAGCATCAAGTCTCGGGCGGTGCAGGGCACGGGGGCTGGACAGTGGAGCGCCCGTAAAGCGCAGCTGCTGGCCAAACAATATAAAGCAAAAGGTGGGGGATACCGAGATTGAAAGCCCCCCAGCAAAGCCTGAAGGATTGGACTGCTCAGAAATGGCGCACCAAGTCCGGCAAACCCTCCAGCAAGACCGGGGAGCGGTATTTGCCGGAAGCCGCCATTAAGTCGCTCAGTTCCGCTGAATATGCTGCCACCACCGCTGCGAAGCGCCGTGGTAAGCAGGCGGGCAAACAATTTGTGGCGCAGCCCAAGGGCATCGCTAAGAAGACTTCGAGGTTTCGGTAATGGCTTACAAGACCACAGATTCCACCGACTTCAATCTCGATCTCAACACCCTCATTGAAGAGGCGTTTGAGCGTTGCGGCCAAGAGCTGCGGTCTGGCTACGACTTCAGAACTGCTCGTAGGTCTTTAAATTTATTGACTATTGAGTGGGCGAACCGTGGGATTAACCTGTGGACTATTGAGCAGGGCTCCCATGTCCTGACTTATGACGTGGCCGACTACGACATGCCCATCGATACCATCGACCTGCTGGATCATGTGATCCGCACCGGCACCGGGCAGAACCAGACGGACATCAATATTACTCGGATCAGCGTCTCGACGTACGCCACGATCCCCAACAAGAACGCCAATGGTCGCCCGATTCAGGTGTGGTTTCAGCGTAAGACCGGGGCGACGAGCTCGACCAACGTCATCCAGTACCCTCAGATTCATGTCTGGCCCAAGCCGGACAACTCCCAGACCTATACGTTCGTCTACTGGCGGCTTCGCCGTATTCAGGATGCAGGCAATGGTATCAACGGCCAAGACATTCCGTTCCGGTTCCTCCCGTGCATGGTCTCGGGGCTGGCGTATTACCTCTCGATGAAGCTGCCGGATGTGGACCCGGCGCGACGGATGGAGTTGAAGGCTGACTACGAACAGCAGTTTCAGCTGGCCGCAGACGAAGACCGCGAGAAGGCATCGATCCGGTTCGTCCCGCGTCAGATGTTTATTGGGTAGGGCTAGCAAGTGCCCAATCAGTTCTCATCCGGCCAGTTTGCGATTGCGGAGTGTGACCGCTGCGGGTTTCGGTTCAAGTTAAAGCAGCTAAAGACGCTGGTCATCAAGACCAAGAACGTCGAAATTAAGGTCTGTTCAGAATGCTGGGAACAGGATCACCCCAGTTGCAGCTTGGCATGTACCCGGTCAATGATCCTCAAGCCGTACGCCAGCCCCGCCCGGACACGAGTTATTACGAAGAAGGCAATAACGGCGCGGGTGGTAGTAGAATGATTCAGTGGGGCTGGAACCCGGACGCCAAAAAAGCCGTCAAGAAACACGAACAACGGATGCACCCGGGCAAGAAGCCGACCTTCAAAAAGGGCGGAGTTACCTCTGCCGCAATGAAAGCTGTTGGCCGCAACATGGCTCGCGCCAATAACCAAAGGAGCCGGTAATGGAAAAGATCAAATCCGTTAAGGTTGCCCCCGTCGGTCTGGCCAAGAACCGTGAGACGATCAATGAACTGAACGCTGGCGCTGCCAATATTGCCAGCAAGGATTACCCGGGCCCGAAGACTACTGGCATCAAAGTTCGCGGTACCGGTGCGGCTACCAAAGGTCTGATGGCTCGCGGCCCCATGGCGTGAGGTAAACAATGAACTACAGCCAGCTATCAACCGCGATTCAGGACTACGTTGAGAACACGGAGGCGACGTTTGTTGCCCAAATCCCGACGTTCGTCCAGCTTGCGGAAGAGCGTATATACAACAGCGTCCAGATTCCGGCGATCCGGAAGAACGTGACCGGAAGCCTGACTTTAGGGGTTAAATACCTTCAACTACCGTCGGATTGGTTGGCCACGTTCTCGCTGGCTGTCATTGAACCCGTTACC